GTGGCAACGACGTTTGTTGGTACAGTTACAGTAACCGTTACATAGGAGTCTAATATGGACAAGAAAGATTTAGCCCAAGACAAGAAGATGATTAAATCTGCTGTCGGCAAGCACGAGAAAAACATGCACCCCGGTAAGCCAATGACTAAGCTTGCCAAGGGCGGTAAGACCAATGAGATGATGCTCAAGTATGGTCGTGGCATGGCTAAAGTAGCTAATCAACGCGGAGACTAATCATGGCCAAAATTAACAACCTCCCAGCTTCTGCATACGCTAAGCCCCACACCATGAGTGGTAAGCCTGTTGTCGCATCGACAAACCCCGGCACTCCCCCAAACCGCAGTAAAGCTGACACCGTTAATATGTCTATTGGCAATATTAGCAAAGCTGCTGGTAACGAAACCACTAAGACATCCGGTATCGTCACTCGTGGTAACGGCGCGGCGACCAAGGGAACTATGGCCCGTGGGCCAATGGCATAAAGCATGAACTATACGCAACTCAGCAACGCGATCCAAGCGTACACGGAGAACACGGAAGCAGATTTCGTGGCTAATATCCCCGTGTTCGTTCAGCAAGCTGAAGAGCGTATATTCAACTCGGTACAGTTTCCGTCTTTGCGCAGTAATGTGACAGGCGCAACCACAACAAACAACAAGTACTTGCAGTGCCCAACAGATTTTCTAGCGGTGTACTCATTGGCTATTATTAGCGCCAGTGGGGAGTACGAGTACTTGTTAAACAAAGATGTTAACTTCATCCGGCAGGCATACCCCCAGCCCACAGACACAGGGCTTCCTAGGTACTATGCTTTGTTTGGCCCACGTTCAGATAATCCGGCAGAGTTAACTTTTATCCTTGGCCCAACACCAGACGCCGCATACGGGGCGGAGTTGCACTATTTCTTTTACCCGCCTTCAATTGTGCAGAGCCCTGTGGCTACACTGGGAACTATTACGGGTGGTAGTGCGTACACCGCCGGTACATACTTTGATGTGCCTTTGACTGGTGGATCTGGAAGTGGCGCATTGGCCACAATAACTGTTGCTGGCGGTGCAGTGACTGCGGTAACTATTACAGATGGTGGTTTGCAATATGGAGTCGCAAATACGCTGACTGCTGCCGCAACCAATATTGGTGGGACAGGTTCTGGTTTTTCCGTTCCTGTTGCTTCTGTAACTAACTCAGGCGGTACGTCTTGGCTAGGTGACAATTTTGACCCTGTGCTTTTGTACGCATCTTTGGTCGAGGCTTACACCTACATGAAGGGTGAGCAAGACATGATGGCGCTGTACAACCAGAAGTTCATGGAAGCTCTTGCGTTGGCTAAACGTTTGGGTGATGGTATGGAGCGTCAAGACGCTTACCGTTCTGGTCAGTTCCGTCAGAGGGTAACTTGATATGTCAATTATCCAGACCCAGACCACGAGCTTTAAGGCGCAGTTGTACCAAGGTATTCACGACCTGACTACGGATGTCATCAAGATCGCCTTGTACACAGCCAGCGCTGATTTAAATGAAGACACCACTGTATACAGTGCGACCAATGAAGTAGCTAATACAGGCACGTACTCTGCTGGTGGGGCGCAGTTAACTCCCATCACAATCGGCACGTCTGGATACACAGCTTATGTAGGCTTCCCCAACATCTCTTGGACAGGCGCAATTACCGCAAGATGTGCGTTGATCTATAACGTTACCCAAGGCAACAAATCTATTGCTGTTTTGGATTTCGGTTCTGACAAGACATCCGTCGGTACCTTTACAATCACCATGCCCGCAAACACCGCTACGGCGGCTCTTATTCGTAGTTCTAATTAAGGAGTCATCATGACTATTGAAAAAACCAAAGCCACTGACGTTGTTTCTAGTGGCCTGACTTGTAACACTAAAGCCGGTGAAGCTGCACAAGCGACCGGCCTATTTGAAATCAAATGCCACGACAAAGACGGCAACTTAAAATGGGAAGCACAGTCTAAAAACTTGGTAGTTAATGTGGGTCTGGCTTACATGGCGGGCACTGCTTTGACTTCTGTAGCTCAGATTACCACTTGGTATGTTGGCTTGTATGGTGCGGCATCTTCTAATACTCCTGCGGCTGGCGACACCATGTCTTCTCACGCTGGCTGGACTGAGGTTGTGGCTTATAGCAATGCAACCCGTGTGGCTGCTACGTTTGTTACGGCGACTACCGCCAACCCTTCTGTGGTGACCAATTCAGCTTCTCCTGCGGTGTTTAACATCAACGGCACAACAACGGTGGGCGGGGCTTTCCTAACCAGCGGTAGTGCTAAGAGTGGTACAGCGGGTACTTTGTTTTCTGCGGCTGACTTTGGCTCACCCGGTGACCGTTCTGTGGTGACCAGCGATACTTTGTCTGTGACTTACACATTCAGCTTGGCAGGATAATATGGCCGCGTGGGGTTCCGGCACATCGGGCGACAATGGTTGGGGTGGCTTTGTCGCCTACACTGCTGAGATTGGTACCGAGGGTTGGGGGGGAGATACTTGGGGTTCGGGCACTTGGGGTGGGCTAGGAACCAATCAAGCCACCATAACCGATGAGGTTACAGCAACGTTAAACTTGCCCTCTTCAGTTAGTGAAACAGGAACAGGAACGGACGCGGTAGTTTCTTTACTAACAATTAGTGTAAATGTAACAGAAACGGCTACGGGTACAGATGCTATAGAAGGAGCGCCTTTATACCCTGCTACGGTAGTAGAGACTGCAACAGGTTCAGATGCGGTAGTTTCTGTTATTTCTGTAGGCGCGGCAATTACCGAAACTGCTACGGGTACAGATGCAACAGTAGGCGGTGAAGTTTATGATGCGTCAGTAGCTGGCACGGGTTGGGGTGAAAGCGCATGGGGCTATAACTCGTGGGGCGGGGTTGGTGAGTTAGCGGTTGCCACGGATGCGGTAACTTCAACGTTGACAATTAACGTATCTGTGTCAGAAACGGCAACGGGAACAGACGATGTTTTAGCCGGATCAGCGTTTGGGGCGGCAGTTACTGAGACAAGTACGGGCAGCGATGCAATAACGGCATCACCAACGTACTTCCCAACCGTAACTGAGACAGCAACTGGGGCGGATGGGGTATCAAGTGTTCCTGTGTACGCGACTATAGTTGCAGAAACTGCAACAGGCGCAGATGCGGTAACGTCTAGTTTTGTGTTGTTTGGGGATGTACAAGAGGCAGCAACAGGGTCGGATGCAGTAGTAAGTAGTTTGTCGGTTAATCCGGCAGTAACAGAGAGCGCCACGGGGTCAGACGCAGTCACAGCAACGGCAAGTTTTGGTTCAGCGGTAACGGAAACAGCGGTAAGTGCAGATACATTAACGGCAGCGGCGGCGTTTATCGCCTCCATTAACGAGTTGGCAACAGGAACAGATTTAATTACAGCACGGCCTTTCTGGGAAATAATTGATGACACACAGACTGCAAACTGGCAGAATATTGGTAACACGCAAACGGCAGGTTGGACTGCTGTTGCAACGAACTAGGAGCATTTAAATGGCAGCAACGACAACTCTTTTGGGCTTAGTCACCCCTACACAGGGATCGCTCTCTGGTACGTGGGGTGACACAGTCAACTACGGTATTACTGACTACCTTGATATTGCTATTGCAGGCACATTATCTTTTGCAGGTGATGGCGCTATTACTCTGGCTAATACTACAGGTAGCTCGTCAGGAAACAGTATTGGGTCAACTACGGCTCAGTACATGGTGATTCGCATCACCGGCACACAAACTGTTACCAAAGTTATTACAGGCCCCAGCTACAGCAAGCTGTACATGGTGGATCACGCAGGCGCTACCAGCGCGGTAACTTTTAAAGCTGCTGGCCAATCTGGTGTTTCTATTGCAGTTGGCGAAAAAGCGTTTGTCTACTACAACGGCACAGACTACGTAAAGATTGCCACCAGCACGGCTGGGACAGGATCAGTTACAAGCGTGGCGGCAAGCGTTCCCACTTTTTTGTCCGTTGCGGGTTCACCCATTACGACAAGCGGCACATTGGCAATTACATTGTCTGGTACTGCACTTCCAGTTGCTAACGGCGGTACAGGCTTAACAGCAGGGACATCTGGCGGCGTACTAGCTTACACGGCCTCTGGAACTTTAGCTTCTTCAGCAGCATTGACAGCAAACGCGTTAGTGATAGGCGGCGGTGCGGGTGTTGCCCCTTCTACCACTACAACAGGCACGGGAGTTTTAACCTTTCTTGGAACTCCTTCCAGTGCCAACCTTGCGTCAGCAGTAACTGATGAAACAGGTTCTGGCTCTCTTGTTTTTGCAACTTCGCCAACATTAGTTACACCAGCTTTGGGAACACCTTCTTCGGGCACTCTAAGTTCTTGCACCGTTGATGGCACTGATGCAGTTGGTTTTAGAAATATCCCAATTAACAGTAAGTCTGCGGCTTACACAACAGTGTTATCAGACTCAGGTAAAGTGATTTTTCACCCCTCTACTGATGCAAATGTAAGGACTTTTACGATTGATTCAAATGCAAATGTGCCTTATCCACTTGGAACAGCAATCACGTTTATCAATATGACTTCTCAAGTAGTAACAATTGCCATTACGTCTGACACAATGTATTTGTCTTCTGCTGGCACTACAGGCTCAAGAAGTTTGGCTCAGTATGGTTCAGCAACTGCTATCAAAATGACTTCAACAACTTGGCTCATTTCAGGGAGTGGATTAACATGAGCGGTGCATTACAAGCAACATTTCAAAACCAGAGATCGTTTATCACTGTGCCCGGTGCACCAACAATTGGCACAGCCACTGCTACAACGCCAACGGCGGCAACAGTTACATACACTGCGCCAGCAAGTGATGGTGGCTCAACAATCACATCCTACACAGCCACATCATCTCCCGGCGGCATCACGGGAACATTGAGTCAAGCAGGTTCTGGAACAATTTCCGTATCTGGTTTAACAACTAATACAAGTTATACATTTGTGGTTTATGCAACTAATGCGGTGGGCAACAGCGCAAACAGCGCGGCTTCTAACAGTATTACACCTGTTGTAACTTGTGCAACATACACCAGCTTTGGATTTAGCACTTTTGTTGCGCCTACGGGAGTTACATCGGTATCCGTAATTGCCGTGGGTGGTGGTGGTCAAGGAGGCGGTTCTACTTGTTGTGCTGGCGCTACAGGTGGAGGCGGCGGCGGTGGCACATACTGGAAAAATAATTATTCAGTAACACCCGGATGTTCTTATACCGTGTTTGTAGGTAGAGGAGGATACAACGGGGGCTGCGGTAATGGGTGTAGCGGAATAAATTCATGGTTTGTAAACACGTGTAGTGTTTTACGAGGCGGGGCCGGTAGCGGTGGGGGAGTGCCTGCCGGTGGTAGCGGTGGCGGTGGCGTAGGAACAGG